TCGCGGCCAACGCCGCGACCCAGGTGTATGCAGCCTTTACTGCTACCCAGGTAAAGTTTGCCAGCGCAAACGAGGTGACGGTCCAGACCACTTCCAGCGTGAACATTCCAGCCGCCGCCACAGGTGCGGTGGTTGTGGTTAGTGCGTCCGTTGAATTCGACAAGATTACCTCTTTCGGGAATGTTTGCACCGTGACCGTCAAAATCAAGCGGGCGTCGACCGTACTCGGTACCTATTACGTCACGTTGACGACGCCGAATGTCGGGACCATGTTTAATGCGACGCTGACAGACACCCCGGGAAGCAAAGGCGACTATGATTACACGATTACTTGTGATCCGGATGTCTATTACAAAAACTGGGGCTACGCGAACCGCAGCCTGATTTGCACGGTGCACAAAAAATAGGAGGCTGATTCTTTCTACGCGGAAAGTCCTTCCGATGTCGCCTTACATTACACAATAGAGAAAGAATCGTGCGCCTTGACGGATTTATCCGCCTCTTGTTGATGAGCTGGCTGATATAGCCCTCCGATCTCGGCAAGTGCTAGGCCAAGATATGTTTGATGTGGGCGAGATTGCTCTGTGCGCCACGATCCGCCATGTAATGCTTTAAGGCAATCCGGGAGCAATCTATCTCATCCATATTGGCCTCCTAACCCCCCGATAAGATTAAATCAACAAAAAAAGATTTGCGATTAGTAAAAAAGTTATTGACTTTCTCTTTGCCATCAGTTAAGATGCGAGCCATGGAAAGAGGAAAACAAACACGATTCGCAGATATGGTCAAGATTTCGGACGGTTTCCTTTCGCAGATCCTTAGCGGGAAGCGGCGGCCGGGATGGTCCACGGCTAAGAGATTAGCTGAGGCGACCCGCACAAAGCCGGATTTCTGGCTCGATGCGGACCCGGAAAAACTCAGGGACGTTCTGGACGCAAGCAATTTCTGATGGAGGGCATCAATGTCCAAATGCGAGCCTACGGAAAATGTGTCTGTCTCCGTCCCCATCTCGCTTCTGGCCATCACGGACCACTTCTGCAAAGAGGCCGATCTCACCCGATCACAAGCATTCAACTGGCTCCATGGCGACCGCAAGGCGATGAAAGAATACCTGGAGCACTACCGGATACCGCCTGTTGTCAACGCCCCAATTCACCGCGCCCATGCTGAGAGGCCGGCGAGTGCTGGCAATCCAACCGCTGGGCGCCTCAACCGGGCGGGCCGGGGCTGATCCCGGCCGCCCACCTAAAGGAGGGAGCGATGTGGAAGGCACACAGAATCCCCACGGCCTGGAGGGTCGTCGCCATCTTGAAGCGCAGGGCGAGGGCGAGCGTAACCGAGGAGCGAATCTGCGGCTTTGTGGACCTGATGACCAACCCGCTCACGCTCCTGGTCGCCCTGGCGGTTATGGTCGTTTTAGCGCTTATCTCCGCCCCCATTTACTGGAGGTAGGGCCATGGCGAGGCACCTTATGATTTCCATCATCCTTTTCATCGCCGCCTTGGTCGGCGTCATCCTGATTATCGAGAGCGTGACCTACGGCGACGAGCAGGACCGCCGCCGCGTGGACCGGGCGGAGATCCGCCGCCTAATGGAATACCACGGGACGGACTGTATCACGGAGAAAGACGGGGTCCTGTACTTTGAGAGGGACGGGAAGCAAATCAGGATTAGGAGGGAGCCATGACACAGTTACAGGAACGCATCATCAAGGCATGGGAGCGTGACAGGGCGAGGGCGTTCAAGGAGATCGCCAATTCCGTGGGCGCGTCCACGGCGCACGTGCAGAGGACCGTGGCACGGTACGGGGGCGACCCATCGCGGAAGCCTCTGCCCGCCTGGGCGAAGCGGGAGCCGAAAAAGTTGGTGCGGGTCCGCTGCCTGGGGCCGATTTCCAAAGAACACTACATCATGGTCGAAGACCCGAGGCGGCAGCGACTATGCCCCGCCTGCAAGGGCATCAACGCGGAGCGGGCCGGATACTGCGAGAGCCACAGCCTGTATTTTTGGAGGGGATGAAATGACACAGACCGCCCTGGATTTCACGAGGCCGAAGCCGGACGCCCTGTTCAAAAGAGGGAGCCAAAACTGCCGAGTCTATGAGCGGCTACTCGCGGGTCCGGTGGACAATGGGGAACTGCCCCGGAAGATGTTCATCAACAAGTACACGTCGCGGATTAGCGACATCCGCAAGGCCCTGCGCCCCTACCTGATGGACGTTCGGGCCGACGCGGACCCAATCGACCGGAGCCGGGTTGTGTATCGGCTGGTGGGATAGGGGGTTTTATGGAGAAAGTGCGACGGTTTAAGTTTCTGAGGGACGGGCTGCGGTCCGACTACAACGGCTATCAGTGGGATATCGGCGTGTGGCATACGACGGAATGCACGGAATTATGCCACGGATTCAACTGTTCGCGCCGCATCGTTGACGCCATACAGTATGTATCAGGCGAGATCTTGGCAGAGGTTGAGGTACGGGGGAAGCACTTCGATGACAAGGACAAGTCAACACACGCCGAAATGAGGATTATCAAGGCGTTGAAATGGACACAGGCTGATAGCGTCAGCCTTGCGATTTACGCGGCACGGCTGGTGTTGGATGTGTACGAGTCGGCGCACCCCGGAGACGACAGGCCCAGGGCAGCTATTGAGGCCGCAGAGCGTTGGCTCGCAGACCCATCCGTGGAAAATCAGGCTGCTGTCAGGGCTGCCGGGGCTGCTGCCGAGGATGCCTGGGTGGCTGCCAGGGCTGCTGCCGGGGCTGCCGAGGCTGCTGCCTGGGCTGCCAGGGCTGCTGCCGGGGCTGCCGGGGATGCTGCCTGGGCTGCTGCCTGGGCTGCCAGGGCTGCTGCCTGGGCTGCCGGGGATGCTGCCTGGGCTGCTGCCGAGGATGCCTGGGCTGCCAGGGCTGCTGCCGGGGCTGCCGGGGATGCTGCCGAGGCTGCGATACAATCATACCTCCTGTCTCGGTTGGATCAAATGGAGGAGTGGGCATGAGCAACGAAATGATGCCATGCGACGAAAACTGCACACGCGACATGGACCGCATCTGTGACCCCCGCTGCCGGGAACGGTGGGCGGACATCATAGATGCGGAGAGGGCCAAGGCGCGGAAGGAGCGGCGGGAGCACCTTGTCCGCCTGTTCGCGAGGTGGCGGCAATGGGGGCAGGTCAACGCATTGGCGCGGCTGTGCTGCGGGATGGAGGTGAGTGGATGAAGCGAATCAAAATCTGGAAGTGGGAATTTGTCATCGTGTGGGATTTTTCAAGGTTCCACGTCAGCAAGAACCCTATCAGGAAACCGAAGTATCAGAAGAAGGGGGAGTGAGCGATGGACGGTCCGCAATGGCTGGAGGAGCGGAGAAAGGGCGTGGGCGGCAGCGACGTAGCCGCCATCATGGGGCTGTCTCCCTGGAAGACGGCCTATCAGGTTTATCAAGAAAAGCGAAAGGAGGTGAAGGACTGGCAGGGGAATGAAAGGACAGATTGGGGAAAGCGCATGGAGCCTGCAATCCGCCAATGGTACAGCGATCAGACAGGCCGTGCCGTGCGCGTCCCCGACAAGATCATCACGCATTCCAAGTATCCCTTTATGCTGGCGTCCCTGGACGGTTTCACGGACGACCGCCGCGTCGTCGAGATCAAGACGGCCCGGAGCGCGAAGGGATGGGGTGAGCCGGGGACGGACGAGATCCCCGATTATTACCGGGTTCAGGTCGAGCATTACATGGTCGTCACCGGCTTTGAGGTGGCGGACGTCCCGGTGAGCATCGCAGGCGGGAGCCCCGAACTTTACGAGGTGCCATCCGACCGCGAACTACAGGAAATGATCATCGAAGCCTGCGCCACATTCTGGAAGCGGGTCGTCGAGGGGAACCCGCCCGACGCGGTGTGCTACTCAGACGCCGTAGCGAGATTCGGCCGTAGCCCCGCAAAAGGGGCCGTGGTTGCCTCCTCGGGACTCCTCGATGCCGTTATCGACCTGCGGTCGCTCCGTGACAGCAAGGCGACTCTGGAGGCGCAGGAGGAGGAGATCAAGGGGCGGCTGATCATCGCCCTGGGGGACGCCGGGGACACGCTCGTAGATGCGACCGGCAACACGCTCCTAACCTATCGGCTTTCCAACGGGAGGAAAATGCTCGACGCGAAGGCCCTGGAGCGGGAGCGCCCGGAAATCTATCAACAGTATCTCAAACAGGCGGAACCCGCGAGGCGGTTCCTTTTGAAAGGATAGGAGGAGAATCATGGAGACACCCGCAATTTACAACGATGCGCCTGTGGCCACAAGGCCGAGCGTGAACCAGGCGATGGTGGCCGTAGAGCAGGAACGCGCCCTGGCCGAGGTTCAAGGCGCAATTGTCCTGGCAAAGAAATTCCCCCGGAATCAGATCGAGGCCCTGGACAAGATCACGGTCGCCTGCCAGCGCCCTGGCCTGGCGGAACAGGCCCTTTATTCCTACTCGCGGGGCGGGACGGAGATCACCGGCCCATCAATCCGCCTGGCGGAGGCCATCGCGCAGAACTGGCAGAACCTTCAATTCGGAATCCGCGAACTGGAGCAGCGCAACGGGGAAAGCACCGTCGAGGCGTTCGCGTGGGATTTGGAGAACAACACCCGGCACGTCAAGACCTTCCAGGTGAAGCACGAACGGCACACGAAGAAGGGCAGCTATCGCCTGGAGGACCCCCGGGACATTTACGAGCTGACCGCCAACCAGGGGGCGAGAAGGCTTCGGGCGGCGATCCTGGCAATCATCCCCGGCGATGTCATCGAGGCGGCCGTGGGGCAATGTGAGCAGACCCTAAAGGCAAAGGCGGACACGTCCCCGGAGGCTTTGAAAAAACTGATCGAGGCGTTCGAGAAATTCTCTGTCACGAAGGATCAGATCGAGAAGCGCATCCAGCGCCGCCTCGACACGATCACGCCGGCGCAGTTGGTAAATCTCCGCAAGATCTACAACAGCCTGAAAGACGGCATGAGCGCCCCGGCCGATTGGTTCGAGGCCGACGAAAAGGCGGACCAGCCCACGGGCGCGACCGGGCTCAAGGACAAGCTCCGGCAGCAGAAGGCTAAGGGGGGCGACGTGATCACGGCCGCGACGGCCGCACCGGAAGGGGCTCCCGAAGAATACGCCCCCGGACCCTGCCCCGAAAAGACCGACATGACACCGCCCAAATCGTACTGTGACGCCTGCGCGAAACGTGCGGGCTGCCCGACCTGGGGCTAAACTCCCCGAAGGCTCCCGGCGCCTACCGAGAGGGAAAGCCGGGCTTAGGAGGCAGCGATGCAGCGGATCATAGAAATTATATTGGCCGTTTTGTGCATCAGGCGGGCGGCAAGGATACGAGGAATGGAAACGATTTTCAGGCCGATTAATGGAGGGGAGAATGAGTCACGCTGAAAGGTGCCCTGTATGCCTCGGAAAAGGGACTGTCAAAATGGATGATTGGGGCCAGCATGAATCTACTGGGGGTCAAAAATATCCGACGACCTGTCATGGTTGCGGCGGGACGGGATGGGTGACGGTACAGGATCAGCCGCAATGGGTTGTTCCTTATCCCGCATCGGGGTCGGGCGGCGCAGCATAACTGGCCGCGATTAAACGTGCAGAGGCGGTTAGCGGTACAAATTCGTCGGCAGATCCGGCAGAGCGACGGGAGGGATAAATAATGGCCGTGGAACCCTGGTAATCGGTAAGGGTCCGATTGGTGCCGTGCCTTCGCACAAGCGTTGGCAGACCTGTACAGGCCGACACCGAAACAAAACCAAGCCGGATTGGTCCCCGGCCACGGCCACAAAACGCGGGGCGCGTAAGCGTGAGGGTGAGTAGTCGAACGTGGACACCAAAAGCCGGAATAAGGCACCCAATCCGGCCCCCGCAATTACTGAATGAGGCGACCCTTGACACCTTATTATGACCACGCTGGCATAACGATTTACCACGGCGATTGCCGTGACATCCTGCCGCACCTTGAGCCTGTTGACTTGGTGCTGACTGACCCGCCGTATAATGCTGGAAAGGATTACGGTACGTTTAAGGACAATCTCTCTGAAGAAGATTATCAGGAATTTATGTCTGAAGTTGCGTTGCTCTCCCGGGCCCGGGCGAAAAATCAATTTTGGGTTGCCCCCCGCTATCAAGTTCCCTTCTTTTTTAAGATTTTGCCGAATTCTCATTTGGTTGTTATTCGGCGCGGAGCCATGGGCCCATACCGGGGAGGATGGTCTGATCAGTTTGAAATTGCATTATCTATTGGTAAGCCGTCCCGGCCGGAAAAGGATTTGTGGGATGATATTCGACTAAAGGGTGAGGGCTATTTTTTTCGAGAAGAAACCTATGACCATCCCGGTTACACCCCTTATCCAATCATGTCCCGGGCCGCCGAATTGCTCTCTACGGAATCCTTATGCGACCCATTTTGCGGAACAGGCACT